CTGTCTATAATATCAGGATATTCATGAATAATTTCATTAATTTGTTCCTGACTATCAAGTATGCTTTGCAAAAATAACCTTACAGAATATTCTGTTTGAGGTCTTTCCTTTTTAATATTTTTAACTTTATAAGTATAACCATATTTATCTTTTACTTCTTCTGCGGTTATATTATAATCTGTGTCAAGTATTAATTCGTGAATATCGCCAGCAATAGTTACTGTTCCATATTTATTTAACTTAATTGTTGGATATTTAAAAGAATCAATATTACCTGAATAAACCTTATAGTTTTCACTATTATATATTAAATTTTTTATTGTTATATCAAATAACATATTCAAATTATCACTTCCCTTTTTTTTGATAATAGCCTATATATTTTATTATTCTTCTTATTGTTTCTTCACTACAATTATATTTATGTGCCAAATTTTTCATTGACTCTTTTTTATTATGATAATAATTTCTAATATCAAATAATTGTTCCTCTGTAAAATTGTTTCTTTTTTTAGTTTGCAAAGATTTTAATTTATCATTATATTCTGGATAAATATTAATCCAAGAATTTAAATTTTTAATTCCTTGTATTGTGTTTTTATTTAAACCCAATTTTTTTGCAACAAAACCCGCATTTCCATTTTCTTTTATTAATAATTCTTTAATTTCTTTAATTTGTTTATTTGAAAAAATAGCTAAATGAGATTCTTCTCCATTTTTGTAAATTCTATTTTCCATTCTTTTTCTTTCTTGTTCTTTAGTTAATATGGTAAATTTTCTTCCTTTATGAGAAATTTTCATTTTTTCTATTGTTTTATTAGATAATTTTTTACCAATCTTGCCTTTACTTATATTTTCACAATGTGATTTTGATAATTTCTTTCTATAAAAAGGATGATTTTCACCTTTATTTGCATTACTAATTTTTTGTTTAGTAACTTCTGTATGTTTTTTGCCTGTAATAGCTAATTTTAATTTAATCTTAGT